GCCTTGCCTGCAAGACCCGTCTGAAGCTCGGTCTTAGTAGCAAGACCGCTAAGATCTTGCTCAGGAGGAGTACCCGTGATCTCACTATACGCAATGCTGTCCTTAGATGCAAGGGCACCGAGAGTAGGCTTGTTCTTAATAAAGTCGTTCTTAGTGGAGTTTGTCTGTGCCCAGTCAGCCTGTAACTGACCTGAAACAGCCTGATCCGCATATTGCTTAGCAATATCGGCTTGCTTCTTAGCTTCAACTTCAGAAGCCTTAGCATTAACCTCAGAGGTACCTGCCGCAGTCTTAGAGAGAGCCGCATTGTCCGCAGAGAGCTTAGCCGCCTTAGCACTATTGCTAGCCGCAGTAGCCTGAGTAGTAGCGGTGCCTGCACTGTTAGCCGCATTAGTGGCACTGGCCTTAGCCTTCGTAGCATCAGCACTAGCCGCAGTAGCACTGTCCTCAGCCTCGCTAGCCTTCGTCGTAGCAAGGGTTGCCTGCTGTGTAGCAATGGTAGCCTTAGCAGTGGCAGTAGAAGCGCTCTGAGTGGCAATAGTAACCTGAGCCTTCGCAAGGTCTACCTGCTTGGTACCTTCAGTGCTAACAAGACCAACCTGCTTAGTACCCTCAGCAGTAACTGCATTAACGCTAGTCGTCTGTTGAGTCTGCACTGCCTTCACAGAGGTACCCTGTTGGGCAACCACAGCATTGACAGAGGCAGTCTGTTGGGCCTTCACAGCGTTAACACTGGTAGTACCCTGATTACTTACTAGACCAACCTGTTTGGTACCTTCAGCTGTAACCCTATTGACAACATCAGTAGCAACCTGAGTAAGAACCTCATTAGCCTTATTGGCATAATACTTAGCAGAGTATTCAGCTCCATCAACAGTAGCACCAAGCTTAGTAGCCCATTGCTTAGCTAACTCAGCACTAGCAGAAGCTTTACCTTCAGAGGCCTTAGCGTTGCCTTCAGATTCCTTAGAGTTAACCTCAGACTTCTTGGCATTAGTCTCAGAGACCTTGGCCTCATTAGCTTTAACCTGAGCTACATTAGCGTTGTCCTTAGTATTAGCGTCAAGAACCTTATTCTCATTTCTGATTTCCTTAGCTTCCTGAAGGATAGCCTGATTCTCGACCTTGACTGCATCAGCATGCTTTGAAGCACTCACAGCAGTACCTGCAGAAGCCTGAGCATTTACCTCAGACAACTTAGCGTTCTCTTCAGATTTCTTAGAGTTAGTCTCAGCTTCAACAGCTCTGTCTCTAGCTCTCTCAGCATCAAGCTTAGACTGATAGGCACCTAAAGCATCAGCCTTATAGACACCATAGGTCATAGCATCAGAATCAGCTTCAGGAGTACCTACATTGACGATACGGTTACCCTTAGCGTCCCAGTTACCTTCCTTGTCTTTAATGAGAGCATCGTTAATGATGTCTCTAGCTTCTTCAGCGATATGAACGGTCTGCACTGAAGACACATCAAGGTCAGTAGCCTTAAGGACTGAAGCATCCTTAAAGGACACCACACGGTCAGTAGCTGACGTATAGCGTCTGATGGTTAACACCTCTCCTTCCTGAGGAGGAACTTTAAGTCTGACTTTGGTTTTATCTAGAAAGTAGTAGTCCTTTGAGGTGTCCCCATAGTCACCACCTTTTAAGATGGTGGCACCAAGGGACACTCTTACGAACTTCTTTGCTAGATAATCAAAGGGGACGGTAAAGTCAGTAGTAGCACCGTCACCTGTATAAAAAGCAATAGTAGAAGCCATTAGTAATCTTCATTCATTAAGTTGTAAACACCCCATTTAAAGAAGGGAACATTAGAGAAACTTCTAACAGACTTAGCAAATCTAGTTCTAGCTTGTTCAGCCTGTTTCTCTGTGTAGTCATCACTAATACTAGACATGACCACATCCTTCCCATAGCCGCCAATGTTAGCTAAGGAAGCAACCGTAGAGTATGCAGGGAACATAGCTCTAAGATACTTGTCAGCATCAAAACCCTGATAAGTCTCTGCCTTGTTAGCAAAGTAATCAATATCAGCAGTAGTCTTAACGCTAGGGTTGTAACCTGCAGTAGAAGCTACGAGAGCAGGGAACGCCAAGACAGAAGATCTCATGACACCATTGATACCAACCTGAAAGAGAGTGTCCATAGTGACACCTTCATTCTTGTCATAAGCAATGGTCTGCTTAAGGTACTCTTCTCTCTGTTCTTCAGTCATGCCTGCCATACCAATACAGGTATTAGCCATAGCACCTACAGTACCAAGAGCAGTAGACAAGAAGATGCTGTAAGCCTGACCTAAGGCATCGCCTTCAGCGGCTCTATTCATCATCTTTCTAATTCTCTTGTCATAGGATCTAATAGCAAAGGTCTTGAACTGCAGTAGCATCTGCATGAAAGGATTTCTCTTAGAACCCTCCCAAAGGAAAGTATCGCCGATGGTGTTCTTCTGGATCACTTCATGAGCAACATAGTCACCCAGTCTTCTGAGAGTAGCAAGACCCATAACATCACCTGACATGAGGTGCTGTAAGTTAGTAATGGAGATAGCACCATTATTATCAACAGTAGTGCTTTCTCTAAGGAGCTTAAGCATCTTATCGAAGTTCTCAACAGACACACCGTTTCTAGCTAAGGTCTCCTTAGTAAGGAACCCTTTAGGTCTAAGAGACTTGTTATGGGCATACTGGATGAGTTCACCTAAGAACATACCCTGTGAACCCTCAACAACGGAGTTCTCAGTAGACTGTAGGAACTTAGTAAAGGGAGACGCCTGTGCCAAAGACTCACTAGCGGCAACCAACATAGCCTTAGCCTTGTTACCTTGGAATCTATGAAGCTGTCTCTCATATGACTCCTGAGCAATGTCTCTGAAGACACCTGCATTCTTAACAGACAAACCAAAGATAAGTGACTGAGCATGACGCACATCAGCATTAGACATGCCGTTCTTAGTCCAGTTATCAAAGAGTTCTCTGACAAGAGGAGTGTTCCTAAGAATCTGCACAGCACCATAGTGCTTTACAGCTTCCCCCTGTTCAAAGATGTTAGCTACACCCATAAGGGCATTCTTAGAAAGGAGCGTAAGGTTTCTCACAACATCAGCTACAGCACCAAGCCATGAAGTATTAATGTCAGCTCTACTACCGTACTTACCGTAGATCATATCTGCAGTAAGATTAAAAGCGCTCTGAATCTGTTCCTTCTTGAGACCCTTGCCAACAGACTTGTTCATCTCATCAACAGCAAGCTGATTAAGGTGTTCTCTAAAGGCCTGCTCTGAGTCAAAACCAAGACCCTGTACAATGCTATCGCCAGTCTTCTTATTGACATAGGTTCTGATAGCTTCAATAGGATTAGCTCTGAAGTCATCAATACCAACGCCACTAGCTCCTCTCTGAGTGGTATCCCAAGGGATTCTAGTAACATTAGGATCATACTTGGCATTACCAGTACCATAGAGATTAAGAGTGCTAGGATTAGACTGATTCTGGTCTACCCAACCATAAGCATCACTACGAGCGTTCTCTCTAACCCACTGATTGATCTCAGCCTGTGAGGGCTTCTCAGGGAGAGGTAAGGGAGCCTTATCATACTTGTAGTTACGAATGGCCGTAGCTTCTTCCTTAGCACCCTTCTTCTGGATGTCACTGACTTCCTTCTTGAGCTTGTCTGTGGACTCCTTAGCTCTAGCTTTGGTCTCCTCAATCTGCTTCTTGTAGCTTTCCTTCTTCTTAGCAATCCTGTCTGAAGCTTCTTGTTTTCTGAGCTTTTCCTTCTCAGTGAGTTCAGCAATAGCCTTGTCTTTCTTAGCTTCAGCTTTCTCAAGGTCTTCGTAGGTCTTAGCCTTAGCTACGTTCTTCTTGTAAGCTTCGTTAATTTCATCAAGCTTTGCATTAACCTTCTTGTCAATCTCTGAATGAGCTTTCTTAAGTTCATCAGGAAGGCCATCAATCTTAGCTTGAATTTCAGATACTCGATTCTTAGCATTGTCTTCAATGTTCCTAATTCTATTAAACCTGTCTGAGGATTTCCTAGAGACTTCCTTACGAATAGTCTTTACCTCATTGACAGTCTCAGGTACAGCCTTCTTTTGGTGCTCTTCAATCTCTTTCTTATTAGCTTCGAGCTTAGGCTTGTAAACCTTGTCATAGTAGTATTGGTCAATCCTAGCTTTAACTGCAGGATTGGTTTCGTAGCCCTTAATAAGAGACTCAGCAATCTGATCGGTAAGAGTGTTAACTACATCACCTCTCTGACCCTTAGTACCCTGTATAGCTTCAATTCTATCAGACACCTTAATGGGGTCTGCAACTCTCGGGAAGAAGTCCTGTACACCTCCTTCAGTTGTATAAGGAGCAATCATATCAAGGCATTCTTTCTTGAAGGCTTCAAACTCAGCATTACCGTCAAGCTTAGTCTTAGCTCCGCCAATAGATCTGTAAAAGCAATCCATGACATCAACATCAGAGTAGCCTTCCTTACGGAGGTTACCTACATGTTCCCTAGCCTGAACCTCAAAGTTAGTGAGCTTGATCTCTGCATCCCTAAGCTTTTCCTGAGCAGTAATGCCATCAAAGGTAGTAGCTACGTAATGGCCTTCAGCATCCTTAGTACCAGAGCCTCTATCAATGAAGATCTTCCTAAAGAGATCTACGGATTCTGAGTTCTGCAGTCTCTTTACGACACCCATAACAGAACCTACAGGAAGCCTTGCTTCAAGGTTCTCTCTAAAGGTGTTAATGGTCTTAGCCGCCTCAGTAGAACCCCCAATGCCATTAAAGACTTCTGAAGGTAACTCTTTACCACCAAGCTCATAGTCTCTGATGATGTTGGCACGTCTAGCACTATCACCTACATAAGTACCTGCCTTACCCATACCCTTAAAGGCAAACTCAATGCCTGCACCAAACACACCACCGACGATCATGTCTTCAATGATGTCATGTTCGGCACCTGATGTATAGGTTTCCAACTGGTTAGACACAGCGCCCAAGACAGCACCTGTAGCTACTCTTCCTGCCATGCCATATGCACCCACTACAGGAACATAAGACAGCGGATCAGAGACACCACTGCCCAATGAAGACATAAAGGATGAGAACATGTCAGCCTGAGCTTCAGCCATCTTGTACTCAAGGTACTCGTTATTGACCTTGACACGTCTCTTAACGTCATCCATACTGCCCGCACCATTGAGTACAGCTTGGTATCTATCGGAGTCATATCCGACCATCTGAAGGATCTCAGCCCTCTGATTAGCATCAGGCTTAAACTGTTCACCAAAGTAGTCCTGAGAGGCTCTACCCATGTTGATGCTATTGATAAACCAGTTATGAGTCAAGCCAGAGGAGAAGCCGACATCAGGGGCTTCCGTTTGATCCGTAGCAGGATCATAGACATCAGACAGGCTAGCCCAACGCTTGCTACGAAAACCCTGACCCAAGAGGGTACTCCTAGAGGTATTCGTTAGAAGCTGACTCTTGACGACATCCCTGTACTGATCGTTAGTGAGATCTTTAACATCAAAAGCTTCAAGAGAACTCTGAACACCTTGATCGTTAGGTTCCTCAGGTTTCTTTACTTCTACTAGTGAACTAGCTTCTGCCTCAGCTATCTGTTCAGGTGTCTTCTGAGGAGGAGCTTTCTTAGCAAACTTATTGTCATCACCTAGATTGCTAATGTAGTTGTAAGTCTCCTTAGGGAGATCCTCATAGCGACCTTCCATGTATGCAATTCTAGCTTTAGTACCACCATTGTACATAGCAAGTGCACCATTGTAGTCACCCTTAGTCATCACCAAGTTATCCTTCATGATCCTAGCAGAAAGATCAAGGTTCACCGAAGGATCTGTAAGAGTATTGGGGTCAATACCATAACGTTTTGCAGTCTTAGGGTTGATCTGTCCAAGACCTACACAATTAGCCTTGGATACTGCATCAGGTCTGAAGCTAGATTCCTGAAAGATCTGCCTACGAAATCTATCAGGATCTAGCCCGTACTTAGTAGCAGACTGCAAAATAAGATCATCAAACTGTGAAGTGAGGTTGTTATTATCTGCCACTTTTATTCCTTACTTGTCGTTATATTGTGTGTCACCACCAAAGGTGAGATCTGGGTACTTCTCCTGAAGCATTTCCTGTCTTTCAACCCTATTGTAGATTTCATCACCAATGCTTTCAACAAGATTTGAAGCTTCAGCTTGATTCATTGAGAAGATAGAGTTGCCCGCACGGTCAGCTACAGTAAGCACGTTACTAGAGTTGTCAAAACTCAATGTAACATTCTTATCGACATCCTCAAGGTATTTACTCGGAATCTCCTTCTTGATTCTAGCAAGAAGTTCTTTATCAGGTACTGTAAGACCACTCCATCCAGTAAAGAATGAAGACGGAACTGAAGTGCCCATAAGGTTCTTAAAGGACTTATTGTACTCAGCCTCGGCCAAAGCTACAGCATTCTCAGCAGTCTCACCCATACTTCTAAAAGCAAATGTTAAGGTAGTCACAAAAGCCTTGCCATTGTAGTCAATATCTTTAGAATCCCCTAACATAGGATCTTGAATAGCCTTAATAGCCTTATCTCTGATCTTGGTGATTTCCTTAGTATTACCTTCATCCTTAAGCTTCTGAATCTCAGCCTTACCTCTAATGATGTCTTCGATAGATCTGCCTGAGTCCAACATAAGAGCCAATGCTCTAGCATCCTCTAAGTTCTTATCTGCACTAGAGCCAATAATGCTACTGAAGTTAGAGGGGTCTGCTTTATACACTTCAATCAGGGTATTTACAGAATCCTTAATTTCCTTAGGGAAAGCCTTACTGGTCATAAACTCCTTAGTGGAGTCGTTAAGCCACTTCAGTGCATCATTAGCCTGATTAGTGAAATATTTTCTAGCAGGATTATCATTAAAGGGAAGATGAGGATTCTTAGCAATGGCTAACTGATCCTTAAAGGTGAGAGCACCAGTATCCACAAGGTACTGATAGGCTGTATCAATATCCTTATTAGTGATACCCACAACATCCTTAGAAACTACAGGTTCACCTCTAGCAACTGCCTGTACAAAAGCTCTAGAAGCTGAAGTCTTCAAAAGCTCATCCTGTTGTTTCTTAAGTGCTATTGCGTTCTTCTTAGCATTAGCTATCTGAACCTTTACAGCCGAATCATAAGCCTTTTCGATGTCCTCGACTTCATCAGTAAGAAGACCACCTGACTCTTCAAACTTAGAGTTTCTAAGAGCAAGTAGTTCTGCCGCCTTACCATTGTTGGCCATGACATCAAGGCCATTCTGGAAGTCCAACTTAGCCTGAGCATCTGAAGCATACCTTACATTAGCATTCTTAATGACAAGATTTTTATAGCCTTCTTCACCTAAGACCTGACCAAAAGTAACCCCATCAAGACCGGGGATTTCCCTATCTTTAAGGTCTCTAATAGTCTGACTTGCATTAGGGTTAGCAGAAAGAATCTCCAAGGTGGAAGACACCTTCTTAAGGGTATCATCAGGCTTCTCGTGGGCACCTGTAGTGAGCGTCTGTTCTGCAAACTTACCAACAAGAAGGTCTGCAGAGACATTCTTACTAGAGCTCACAGCGCTAAGTTCAGCGGCACTAGAGATCAAGTCCTGACTTCTCTGATAGGAATCCTCAACAGTCTTCTGTCTCAGCATCATCTTAACACGCTGATTAGGAGAATCTGAGTAAATACCCTTATTGAAGAAGTAGTCATTATCAGCATAACCAAAGGCTTTAGACGCACCTGCAGATTGTTCCTTCATGTACCTGAAGAACTCTGCATCAACCTGTTCAGGGGCCATGCCCTTGAACTCATTGGCATCTACACGAGCCTGAAAGTCCTGAGCAATATTACTGAAGAGAATCTTACCATGCTTCTGCTTAAGGGCGCTCATAGCAAGAGGGTCATCTTGGAATGGGACTTTACCCTCAGCCATCTGTTGCTTGTACTCTTCAAGAGAGTGGGACTGAAGGTACTCATCAGCTACATTCTCAGCTAATTCCTTACGTGCCTCATAGACACCCTGAATACCCTTAAAGGCCGCCCCAACAGCACCAAACCAGTCATCAGCTTCTTCAATAGTCTTCTGAGGTTTGATCGTAGGAGCAGTAGCTTTGGATTCCCCTAGCTTTGTCATAGCAGAGTTAAAGTATCTCCACTGACCCCACTGATTTGCAATAGATGTATTCCCGTCTGAATTTTTATAAGCCATTAGTAATAGTATCCTCTACGTCGTTGAGTAGCTTGCTGAAATGCGGAGCCATAGTTTGCAACTTGATTGTAGAACTTTAGGTACTTGTCATAGGAATCCCAGTTAGCAATGACTCTATCCATGAAGCCCATCTTAGAGCCTGCAGTAGCCGCATTGGTAGCGGCTGTACCTGTAGAAGCATTAGAGGTAATAGCGGCAACACCACCTGCACCTCCTGTAACTTCAAGTGCAGAGACACCACCTGCGACATTAGCTCCAGTAACCGTAGGAGCGGCACTACTGATAGCATCAACACCTGCATTAGCCGCTAGCATACCACCCGTTTGACCACCTGCAGTGCCTCCAATAGCACCACCGACAGCACTAGCCGCACCTGCCGTAGCGGCACCTATAGCGGCACCCATAGCAACACCATTAACAAACTGGCCGAATGCCTGTGTGCCATGGATATAGGATGCACTAAGCTGATCCTTAGCCTGTTCAACGTCAGACTTAGTGGAAATGTACAGAGCTTCTTTCTGTCCCCTGATGTTCCACACATCATTGAGATAAGCTTCCTTATAGGAAGTCTTCTGCCTAGCCGTCTGACCCCTAACAGTCTGCATGATCTTTTCTGAAGATCTACCTTCGGTACCAGTCTCAGCTAGTGCGGCTTCAAGCTGTGAGTTATTCTGATATGAATTAAGGGACATCGTAAACAAGTCCACAAGGGCTGAGTCATATCTAGATCTCTCTTTTCTATCAAGAGCCGCTTGATTATAGTTGTAATTCCTCTGCAGATACTCCATCTGCTTTAGGAAGGCTTTAGTCTTTTGCTTATTCTGTTTGGAGATACTATTAATTGATGAGCCGCCACCGATGACACCACCAACAATAGCACCCGCAACAATCACGCTACTCATTCTTTAGTAATTCCTCTCTATTAGTTGTTAAGAGAATCCACTCATCAGTAAACTCTTTCTCAGCTTCCTTAACATCCTTAGAGTCAGTCCTAAAACACATCGTGATGTAAGTATCAGTAATAGCTCTGAATGCCTGTCTACGTCCTGCCTCAGCCTTAATAACGTGGTACCCCTCAAGTCTCCCAACGGTATTGCCCAAGGTAACATAGCAATCACCGCTAACAATAACAGTAGTAGGGATCTTAACTAAAGCTCCAATAATAGCAACACCTTTAGGAACAAAACAAGTCCTATAGTAAACACCCTCATGAATGAAGTGTTCAAGAGGAATATCTACTTCACCACAATGTTCAATGGCATATTTAGCCATTTCACAAAGGATGTTATTCTGTTCTGGAGTGAGGGGTAGTAACGTCATACTGCTGAGTTCCTTCTAATGTAAAGTCCTTCCCAACCACCTGAAATAATGTTAAGAGGTTGAGGAGCATTCGAGGATACACTAATGGCAACCTCATTATTATCATCTTGTACAGGGAACTTAAACTTGCCCGTGTACAAGTTATTAGCACCAAGCTTAGTTCGGGATTCACCTAGGTTTCTACCTGTGAACGTATACTTGAAATGCTTGTTCTTGATTTCGTTGTTAACATGACAATCAAAGACGCCAGACTTAGAGTAGTTAAACCAGTAATACCTAAGCTGTAGTCTTCCTTCGTCTTCTGAAACAACACCACCATTAGCTGTGGATTTCTTAATGTTCTGCTTAGACAAGACAGTATAGAAGTAATAGGAAATGCCTATGAAGACACTCTGACCCCTATGGTCACCATAGAGTCGGAGCTTACCTTCAGCTTCATCCCAATCATCAAACTCCCATACAGAGCCATCCTTAGCAACTACATAGTACGAATACTCACCAGTATTCTTGGAAACATATCCATAGACATCCTTAAGTGAGAACTCAGTGTAATCCTCAAAGTCGCTATACTTAGCGTCCTCAGGGATCTTGTATTCAACCTTTCTATCCATGAAGAGTCTTACAGGCTCCTCAGGGAAGTCAATGGTGTTACCAGTCAGCTGTGCCTTATCAAGGAACAGTCCATTAGGAGAGTTAATAAGGAAGTAAATAGTTGAGCCTACAAACTCTGCTAGGACTACCTCAGTACCCTTGTACCCAAAGACCCACTTAAACCAAGACTGCTGTTCACTTACACCATTCTGCAAGATAAACTTATAACAGAACACAGTGTTAGGATTGTTAGTATTCACCAACGTAACAACATTCTCAGTTGTATTCCCTGACAACCTAGTGACACCCCTAGGGATATACGTAGGAATATGTGCAGAGACATCCTCAGCATCCTTAAGGTCAGCCACGTCCTGCAATGAATAGTATCTCATGAGAGAGCTGTAGTTAACTCTGTCATTGACAAAGAAGATACTCGGCCCGACACTGATAGGCTGAACCTCAGGATTGTAGTCAAAGTTAGTGATTTGGTCACACTTGACACTCTTAGGAGTCATGACACCATCACTAGACAAGACAAACTGTCCTTCTCTAGAGAACAACATAAGCTCTCTAGCAAAGGGGACTGCATGTGTAAGCGTAGCTACTTTGTTAGAAGACACTGAAACGTCAATAGGATCAGTCTCAGCAATAGCGGCTGAAGACTTAAACCAGAAATTAAAGAAGTCGTTAGTTGAGCTAAGAATGATAGACTCATCCGCAATTACGCCTAATCTGTTTCTATAAAAGAAAATATCATTAATACGCCGACCAATAAAAGACGGATCAGGATTAGTGTCTTCATTACCAGAACCTCGGTCTACCCAAGGCAACTTCTTAAGTTTAAAGCTACCGTCAGACTCTCTGACAATAGCATGAGGCATGTTCTTAGGTTCAATCTTATAGGGAATTCTGGGTGCAATAGTTTCCTTCCAAACATTATGAAGGTCATTCCACTTAACGTAGAAGTCATCATCCTCTGAATTCTTTTCACCAGAGATCTGCATAATGTAACCTTCAGGGGCAAGCGGAGGGAGCTTATTCACAGCCGTAACCTTACCCATATAGGCAATGGCATTCTGATTACCAAAGCCATCCTTAACGAGTACCTTAGGCGGTGTCCATCCAGATTTAGCTTGAATGGTAATAATGGAGTCACCAACAAGGCCAATCTTATAATTGCTAACACTAGCAGTTGACCTAGAATACCCCATAGAAGCTCTGCCACCCACCTGATTAAGGAGATCGTCATAAGTTCCTCCTACGTCAGGGTTATTACCATCAGGCTTCTTACCTGTAGACATTAGCGAATAAAGAGCTCTTGCAATGAATGCCGTTGTAGTCTGAACTGCCTGTTTAGCTTCGCCACCATCAGGGGTAATCACCCCACAAATATACTCCCCTTCAATATAGATAGCGTAGGTCTTAGCATACTGTGCATTCTTAATGTACACAAGAGCAGTGTCTGATGCACCCGCAGAGGAAGTTCCACTTACAGCATCTACAACCTTCTCAGTGTTCAAGACAAAGGTATAGTCAGCTACAGTAACAGCCTTAAGGGATTCCTTCGGGTTGTCTGCAATGATGTACTGTCTATCCTCATCAGTTTCAAAAGAGCAAGATCTAGCGTTACCGTTAAGGTCAAACACTTGGAACTCACCACTGCCTAACTGAAGGATGTACTGCTCTGTTTCATCTCTATTGATAATGTGATACTTCTTCTTACTAGTATCTACTTTGTCCGAGATACGCTTAACGTGGATCGTAGGGGGTCTCTTTTGGAGACCCTCAACCTCATTAGGGAAACCATTGATAAGCTCAGTAACCTGATCAGGGAATCTGATAATGTCAGGCTGTTGAGAGACACCACCCTTGAATGAGGGCACACTTTGAGAAACCAAAGGCATACCTTAGCTCCTCTGAATCTGTTGAGAGATAAACGAGTCACCACTATAGATATTGTACTCGCCAGACATAAGATCATAGTCTACAATGTCTGCATAAGCAGTGGCTTCTTCATACTGAAGTGAAGCATCAATATCTGCACTAGTCAGGTACTTTACCTGAAAGGTTCTTGCGGCTTTCACCGTAATGTACTTACGGAAGACAACGGGAAGCTCTTCGAATGGAAGCTTCTTAACAAGTTCTGTAACAGTAAGACCTTCAGGGAACTCATTGGTATCCGTCTCAAGGTCGAAAAAATAGCCCGATCTGTTAACTAGCTTGTAGCCTGAAGAAAACACCCTGATATAATCATGGGCAAAAGGCACAAGCCCAGTATCAGAATCGGGCGTAAGATAAATGTTATTAAGAGTATTGAAGCGATAACCCCTAGATTGAACTTCGGTGCTAACTGCACTAAGGATGCGTTTAGCATTCAATACATCCACATTAAGGTCGTCCTCAAGTGAGTTAACAGGACTTGAGCCTACGGACGACAGGATTTCATTCACAGCATCAAGTTCATTACTAGGTGTAATAATCATTACTCTTCCTTATTGTTATTGTTTTTAGGCTTTCTAGCAGGTCTCTTAGCGGGGGTAGCCTTCTCTTTGTCAACAGGGACATCAACATGGAGACCAAGAGACTTGGCCTCCTCAAGAGAGAGGGTGCTACCCCACTTGCTTAACTGACAGAAAAACGTATTGCTATAAGCCTCGTGGATTCTGTCAAGAGTCATTATTAGACCTGAGCAGTCTCAACAAAGACACCAACGGCTTCGGGACGAAGACCGCCGTGACCCATAGCGTACTTGGCAATGATCTGGTCAGCCTGATATTCAGCACGGCGGGCACGTTCCATAGCGAGATCCTTCAGCTTAACCGTACCAACAGCTGAGCGGTGGAACACGATACCCTGAAGCTTAGCGGCAGTAAACTTCGTATTAAGCTTATGCTTACCATCAACACCATCGTTGAGAAGGTGCGGGACTTCAATCACTTCGAAACCACAAATCGTCTGGAGCTTGCCAGAGTTCGGATCAAAGAGAGCCTGATAGTTAGCGGAATCAGGCATAAGAGCCTTAATAAGAGCAGAGTAGCCTTCAGGCGTAAGGAGGCAATAGCGGTCGCCCATCGGAACATAGTTCTTCGTAAAGGCGGCACGAGCGGCAAGAAGACCTTCAATGATCTTATTGCCATAATCAGCGGACTGCGAGATAGCAATGCCCGTTTCAAACTCGAAAGCCTTGCCAGTACCCTGAACCTTATCGGCACCAACACCATTGTCAGGGATATTTTCCGGAACAGCGGCATCCTTAGCGGCCATGTTAGCAAGTTCATTAATAATAGCACAGTCAGCAGACTGAGCGAGGGCTTCACCAAGCTGACGTGAGTATTCAACTCGAACGTCATAGTGGTTCATAGCATCATCAATATCAGTGATGAGGCAGTCAGCAGTAAGAAGACCATCAATAGCGATGACCTTTTCGGAGTGTTCAAACTTCTTACGCTGATCATCAAGTGAGTTACCCGGAGCAAGATACTTAGCACGGGTACGGCCCATAACAGCGAACGAAGCTGACTTACCATGGTCAATCGTTCGAACCTGATGACGAGACATCATCACCGTATTACGGGCGAAGGCAGTCAGGACTTCACCTGAAAAGACCTTCATAAAGAGAGCATCGCGTTCACCTGCAGAAAGCTTCTGACCAGGATTAGAGATACCAGCAGCATCAAGAGCGGCCATTGTTTATAGTTTCCTATTAAAAATTAAAGATTGTTGTTAAATAAAATTAAAAATTAGTTGCCCACATCTGCTGTTCAACCATACGGGTATACCCTGCATCACGACCATAACGAGGATCAGACATAGCCTTGATCACGTCAGCCTTGCTATTGTAACCCTTAGGTGAACCATTAGGAGCTGATGCACCACCATGAATAGACTTCTTGGCGGTACCCATCTTGGCAACCATCTTAGCCTTCATACCTTCAAGCATAAGAGTGATTGCATTGATGTTGTTGTTGTCGATGGCTCGATTAAAGGCGTCAATAGACTTCTTAGTAAGGTTCTGAGAAGCCCAATTGACAATGCTACGGTATTCCTTTTCACCACCAACAGACTCATAAATAGCCTTGGTGAAACGCTCCTCCATAGCAACACGACCTTCAATAAAGGCTTCAATAACTTCAGGCGGATAGCCTGCCTTATTGAGGGCTTCAATAGTCTCTTCGGAAAGAGAACCCTTGGTCTCATATTCCTTGACTGCACTATTGAAGTCGACACCCTTACCCTTAAGGTCTTCCTTAATCGAAGAAATTGCCTTACTGTGCTTGTCTACTTCTTCCTGAAGGTCTTTCTCACCTTCTTCCTTATTATCTGCAGTAGACTCATCACCTTCTTCGGCATTGCCTTCGGTATTAGTGGAAGGTTCTTCCCCCTCAGTTTCGACAGGGGGAACACCTTCATTGTCATCATACTGAATCTGGTCAGTGCTAGATTCCATGATTTCAATGCCATTAGCCTCAGCTTCCTGCTGAAGAGACGGCGTATCATAAACTTGAGAATTGTCTTCCATTATTTATTATTCCATTTGTGATTTAGCTTCCTCAGTAGCAATCTGTGCAGAAGCGTCAATACCCTGCTGTTGTGCATACTGTTCCATAGCGGCCTGCTGTTCTGCCTGAAGTTCTTCAGGGGTCTTCACAAGACCAGTAGCGTCAATATGAGCCGCCGCAAAGATTCTAGTAGCCAAATTACCTACGTTAAGAGCCTGAAGGAATTCAGGGAACTGTTGCATAATCTGTAATGCCTGAGCAAGATTGTTAAGATCCTGACCTCTACCAAGAGCGTCAACACCCGTAATAATCGTGGGTTCAATCTCAGCAATACTCTCATCAAGCACAGGAAGCAAACCCTGAGACTGCATCTGATTAAAGACACAGCCAACAAGAGGATACTGAAGCTCCTGAGACAAGAGAGAATAGACACCGCCCAAGGTGTCTTCAAGCTCACCTGCAACGTATCTAATCTCTTCTGCGGTAACTCTGTCTCTACCTGCCGCACCACTCTGAACTGCAGAGTTCAAAAGGAATGCGTAAGACAAGCGAGATTCAATCTGCTGTGCCGTAGTCAACACAGTAGACATGTCCATGCTCTTATTCAACTGCATGGGAATTACGTCTTCCTGTCTCCCCCTCACGAAGGCACCATTCTCAGCCTTAGCCAAGGCTCTAATGTTCGTCTGACAAGCAGGAGAAACCAAATAAAGAACCTTGGATGCAACCATAGACATCTCTACAATTGCCTTAGAGAGGTTCTCAAGAGAGACCAAGTCACCCAAATAGTCCTCAACGAAGGATCGGCCATAATGTTCACCATCCTTCTTAGTGAATCGCAAAGGAATCCAAGGAGTCTTACCTGCAGGGTACTGCTGTTCAGAACCTGCAATGACCTCACTTTCGATTTCCTGATAGGTTTCCCAATGATAACCTTCACCTTCAGCAACCCTGTAGATATGCGTATAAATATCCACCTTCTCATTGAGAGACTGGTCACCAGTTTCAGGGAGCAAGGATTGAATGTTATCAGGGAGTGAGCCTCTAGCTACAGTATCCTTAGCAATAATCTGAAGGACATTGCCAATAGCATCTCGCTGTACCACATACTCTCTAAGGCTATAGCATCTCATGCCACCCTCAGCAGGAGGGAGAAACAAGAGAGCATTACCTGCAATGACCAACTGCTTGATTGCTTCAAAGAGAGTAGGTCTGAGAGATTGAGACTCCATATACTTGACCATCTGCTGTTCCATAAGTGAAAGACCATACTCAATATTGTCCTTCATCTGGGTATCTCCAGATTCATTCAGCATGATGGTTGATTCAGAGTCAAGCCCAAGTCTAAAGAAGGGCTGATTCGGAGGCAGAAGAGCTAAGAGAAGCTTAGAGGCAAGATTATTAAGACCTCTAGCACCTACGGAATTATACGGCGTAGTGTAGTTCGTGCCACCATCATCAGATTCCTTAGGGAAAAGCATAGGAATCGTATAGGTCGCACACTTCTCAGCTCTCTGAGTATACGGATCTCGGTCGGTGGTCAGCTTATCATAGGTAACCTTAGCACCCTCAAGAGGGATGTTACCTGCAGTATGTTCAGTATTAGTTGCCATTCCAACCTTCCATTACCAGTCCTTAGACAATGTTACGGCCTGCACCAGTAGCAGGGGTGTCATTCTTGGTGATCTTCAGGGCCTTCTTACCCTTGCGATACTTAACCTTGGTAGTTTCTTCCTTCTGCTCGGCTTCACCTTCCTGATTGGTCAATTCAAGTTCAGGAGCAGGAGTAGGTGCCTCAACAGCACCACCGCCGCCAGAGCCACCATGGTAAGCACCAAAGGTAGCCACCTTAGCCACCTTCTTAAAGGCTTTCTTGATTGAGAATCCCATTTAAATTTCCTTATAAAATGTTTTGTATGAAGAATAACCTAGGTGTTTCTCATAGGTATTCTCCAACATCTTTCTATTAGGGAGATTCGCATTAGAGAACATTACCAGTTTAAAGCCTTTATCCTTTGCAGTCTTTTCTAAGACATACGCCAAGGCTCTAGCTAAACCAACACCTCGCTTAAAAGCTACAGTGCATTCTTCGTTAATAACTTGGATACTCGTAGGTGCATACCAAGGACTCCCCCAAGACACTAGGGATGCACCCACGAGTTCCATATCCTTATCATAGCAACTAAGTACACAATAACCGCTATTATCTTCTGAAAAGACAATCTGCTTTAGAAAATCATAGGCAATATCTTTATTAGAATACTTAGAGACAAAATTAAGGGAATTAGGATTGTATTTAATCAGCTCAATTCCCTTATCAAAAATATAATCTAAGATCTTGATGTCTTCTTTACCTTTTAAGACACAAATCTTATAGACCTTACTAGAGGGGATTAGTCCCTCGTGCAGAACCAACATAGTCAATCCTTAAGGCTTTCTTTCCCTTATTCTTTTTGCGTTCTTCAGATTCCTCAGCCCCAAGCTCAGGTGCCTCAGGCTCAAGAACAGGGTTCTCAATAGCAGGAGCATTGACCTTAATGTCAGGAGTCTTAGGCTTCTTAAAAAGAGCCCCCATAGTTAGCTATCTCCATTAATTAGTTTGTTTATTATAATGATCTTCAAGATAAGAGATGACCTGTTGGATACCCATAAGGAGATTACGGTCATCAGAGTACCAAATCATCTTACGGATATCGAAGTCCTTCTGGATTCTCTCAAGGAGCTCCTTAGGAATGTACGGGAAATCTTCATCAATATCAACCACGTTATTGTTATCAAGTTCCATAGTGTATGTGTTCCTTAGTCTACTAGGGGATACTAATTAAAATTTGTCTTGTTGTATTAGGAGTACATTTTGGGGTTGTACAGAGGAGGGATCTCACCTTCAGTGAACCTAAGGAAGTCCTCCTTACGGAGAATCCTAGCCATCGTACACTGCAGAATAGCATCGTCTTCAGTAAGCCCCTGCTTCTCATAAGCCTTGACCACAGCATCCCAATAGGACTCCACAGGAGTAGCATCAAGTAGCCTCTTAGCCTTTACAGGGCCATACGTAGGACATCCCTTATAGCCATCCGTAGTGTCACCAATGAGAGTCTGATACATGAGCCAATACTTTGATTCATCCTCAGTAATGTCTTTAAATTCACCTCTACCAAAGTCAAAGAATTTAGATGGAATAGTCTTAAAATCCTTATCCATAGACACAATAATAGCGTCTTTATAGGTAGTAGCATAAATACCAATTACATCATCAGCCTCAAGATATTTAATGGGTTTAATTACGATATATTCGGAATTATTATAAACCCATTCAATCAAGGCTTTATAACAGGTGGGCTTTCGGGAATTCCTTCGATTACTCTTATATTCAGGAAGATAATGTTTTCTAAAATTATACTCATCAGAGAAGAAAAACATCATATCTGAAATAGAATAATCTTCAAGAGTGATTTCCTTTAGGGCAAACAAAATGTTATCCAAAAGATTCCTAAACTGCTCAACGGCATCCTCAAGGTAAGCATGACAAGTCCAAAGACCATCACCCCAGTCGATGTCCTTTTGGACACTAGAGGATGCCTTATAGGCAAGGATATCTCCGTCAATCAATAGCTTGGCCATAGTAGATATCCTTATGGTAGTTATAGAGCTCAAGACCTTCAGTAGTCAGGTGCCACTTGTTGGTAGGCTTACCAAAGCAGAAGCACGTAATGTGACCACGAGATGCCGCCTCAGCTACAAGCTTAGCTTTGTATCGACAGAAATCAGACTGAAGCTTAGGGGTATGAGCGTCAATATACCCAAGGAACATAAGATACTTGTGCATTATTCGTAGTCCTCCTCATCGTCACCCCAGTCGTAACCAGTCTCAAGCTCAATGTTGACATCCTTAAGTGCTTCAATAATAGCCTCTTCAGTAGTCGTGTCATAGAGCTCACGGACTCCATTAGGAGTCTCCAGACGGGCATTGAGGTAATTCCCATCCTCATCTCGTTCGTACCAGAAAATGATTTTGATCTTCTTATTAGTGGCAGTCATACCAGTTATCTCCAATTTTACCTTCAGTATCCAACTGACAATTAAACTTAAAGAACTCCTGAGTCTGTCTCATAGACTCCTGAGCAATTCGTACACAGTCTTCTGCAATCTCTTTGGTTCTACAGGCAACCTGTACTTCATCATGTACCCAAGCCATCATGGCAAAGTCTCCGTCCCAACCATGCTTGTAGCCTGCTTTACGCATATTCTCCTCAACAAGGCACACCCACTTCTTACAAATTAGGGCACCTGCAGACTGCAGGATAGTGTTCAGAGCCGAGTGAGGGCTTCGCACATAAACAAGGCGGCGATCAAGCCCAAGAATATGATGAGAAATATTAAGAGTAGGGCAATCAGGGTGGACACGCTTCTTCCATTTTACTTTTTGAGTATTACCAATCCATTCGGAAGACTCAACAAGAGCCTTTTCGATGGAGCTACAGAGCTTCTTATATGCAGGTACAGCCTTAAAGAACCTTTCCTTAAGAGCCTTACCGTCCTTAGCAGTCCCGTTGATGACAGCCCCAAGCTTGCCATCACCACCACCATAGAGCATACAGTAGATCATGGTCTTAGCTTGGTCTCTCGTAGGAAGCCCTGCCATCTTCTGATTATGGGTGTGAATGTCACCCTCAAGGATTTCCTTTATGTAAGCCCCGTTGTCAAAAGGATACAGAAAAGACCCAAAACAACGAAGTTCGAGACCAGAAGCGTCGATACCTGCCTCAAACCAGCCTTTAGGTACTGTGAACAGAGACCTACACTCCTTACCATATGGAGACCTTCCTGCAGGCACCTGTGCAACATTAGGATATGAATGTGTTGCACGACCAGTAACAGCACCATTAGGATTAACAGAACCGTGAATACGGTAATATCCATCTTCATCCTCAACCATCAGTTTAAGCCAAGCATTGTCACCCTCAGCAAGCTGTGCAATACGCTTGTTAATCAGCAGGTACTCAAGGATCTTAGGTGTCAATGAGATACCCATAGCAGACTGCAGGGTGTCTTCATCAACCTTAGGAGCACCCGTAGGTGTAACCTCAGTAGGTTCCCAACCTCTTTCCATAAGAACCTTAGCGATATGGCTACGAGAGTTGGGATTAAAGGTAACCTCTTCGTATTGAGGATAAGGAACACCTGCCTTAATGCCCCTCTTAGCATTATCTCGCTTGTAGATCTTGTCTCCCTTGTAGACAGTCCAAGTACCTACCTCAGAGACAAGGCTATCATAGATCTCCTGCCTCTTAGCTGAGAGTTCAGCATAGAGCTTTACTGCCGCATCTTTATCAAAAACAAACCCATTACGCTCCTGCTTAGCCATAACCCAAGCAATGTCATGCTCAAGCTGAATAGCCTTCAAAGGGTAACCCTTAGACATCAGCTTATTGAAGAGCTTAAGGGTAACCACAACGTCCTGCTTGTTGTACTCATACATCTCAGGAGTGAACTTGTCCCATGCGTCCTCTTGTTCACCGTAGGTGCCCTTAAGCTCACCCATGCGGTAACCATAAGCCTTCAAGCTATGGGAACCATAGAGAGCCTTAGGGAGCCTTCCAGAACGCATAAGGCCAACGTCAGTGTCCTTGATGTTCGAGTAGATCAAACGAGCAAGAACAAGAGTGTCAATACAGACATCTCGAACATCAAACTCAAACCTCTCACCCTTGAGCTTCTTAAGAGCAGGGATGTCGAATTTGCAGATATTGTGACCGACGATGCTGTACCCACTAGTACCATACTTATTCAGGGCATCAAAGAACTCATCAAGATCAGTGTAACCAGTGTACAAATCAGTGTAGGAGTCGTACAACCAACCACACCAAAACCTCTTGGTCGTATCAAGCAACCCATCAGTTTCAATATCGAATACAATATATTTGTCTTTAATTGTCAGCATTTTCTATTCCTTAAATAGCCTTGCTTATTTCTTAAATAGCTGTGCTAAAAAGATCCTACAGGAACATCAGAAGGAAGCTTACTGTAAGGGTAATCGACCACATTGCAATCACGTATATCTTGAATACCAGACAGCTGAGGTCTCTGTACTCAGCAGAATACTCATGTTCAGCGGCTAGAAGCACAGGAGCTATAGGAAGCAACAGGATAATCCAAAAGCATGAAAGGGCACGATCCGTGAGAGACATGTCCTTATCGTAATACCAGAAAGTAAGCGGGTAAATAAACTCTTTAAAACTCATTTTCTTCATCCTCAAAGGGACACTCAGGGTCTGCCTCATAGTCAGATAGCCTACCTGTCTCCTGATCGTAGTAAAGATATCCACTAATACCCGTAAGACCACAGAAACGATTCTTCAATACTCTAATGGTCAACACATTAGGATTGTCACCCTGTTGGTTTCTCTCAAGGCCGATCACCATATCAGAGAGCTGTGCAATAGCTCCAGACCCTCTAAGTTGACTCAGGGACACCTGTGCCCCCTCTTCATGTCCCTTCTTCTCAGGACGCTTAAGGTGAGACACTACGAACATTGTAGCACCTGTCTCTTCCACAAGTGAACGAAGGTTAGTCATAAGCTTGTCAATGGCTTTACGTTCACCACCATCCTCATCAGTGTCCATACCAGAGACCACAATGGAGATATGGTCAAGGAAGATACGCTTACAGCCGAGAGACACAATCATATACCTGAGCTTACTAAGCAGATTGCCTGAATCAAGAGACCCAAAATGGTCGTACAGGAAGAAGTTCCCGTTTCCAATAGTCTCCGCAAAAGCTCGGCTTCGTTCATCTTCATCTGTACCCTCAGGGTCGAGTATGAGTCGCTTGTTAAGATGAATCGACATGAGTTCCATCCCAGTTTTGCGAGTAGATTCTTCAAGAGCAACAATTCCGCATAGTTCTCCCCTGTTAACACCAAAGTAGTATTCGAGTTCTCTGAGTATTGTGGACTTTCCCATACCACTTCCACTTGTGAAGACATACAGTTCACCATGTCTAGCTCCTTTAGTTTTGTTCTGAAGAGCAACCCAAGGGTACTCCACAGAATCCTTAAGGTCATCAATGTCGGTTACGCACTTCTCATACAAGTCCGTACCCGCAACAATCCCATCAGGTCTATAAGGCTTGGCATTCCAGATAGCCTGAATAACATCACTACCTTTTCCTTCAAGGAGACACTCATTAGGATCCTTCAAAGGAAGGTTAGCAATGAACGCCTTACCTGCAGGCAACACCTTGGCACACTCTTCACAAGCCTTACGACCAGGTTCATCCATGTCAAACATGAGAACCACTTCTTCAAACTTGTCAAGATACTCAAGGTTATCTTCAATAGCCTTCTTAGCCGCTTGAGCCCCATTAGGGATACTCACAACAGGCCACTTGTTAGACTGAAGCTGACTCACAGTAAGACAGTCAATCTCACCCTCGGTGATCACAATCTTCTTACCAGAAGACCACAACTGAGAACCAAAGAGTCGATTAGAGATCTTACCAAGGACTGCAAAGGTCTTATCAGGAAACCTAAGTTTCTGACCTACGATATTACCGCTGTCATCATAGTAGTTGGCTACTTGACAGGGAGTTCCCTTGTAGTCACCCACCATATATTTGAACTTAGAACAGGTGTCCTGATTGATCTTCCTTGCAGAAAGATAAGACACATCAAGATCATCAAGAGGAATATATTCCTTACACATAGCACTCTCCTTTTTCTGGATTACTTCCCCATCAGCTCTAAAATACGAATTACAAGAATAACAATAACGATGGCCATCACTAAAGACTCCACAGGCGTCAGAGGAACCACACTTAGGACAAGGCTCATGATAAAGGAACGTACTCTCTTGATAAACTTTCATTTTTACAACAGGTAGTTTTCTACGAGATACCGAAGGCTCTTCCAACCGTTCAGATTAGCATACTTGCGGTAATCAGGATCTTGAATGCAAGTATGCTCCATAGGAGACATATGCCTGCCATCATAGAGGCGATCGTACAGCTTCATATCCTTCTCAAGGTCAGGATTAGAACCATCATGATTATTATAGCTCACTCGGGCACATCGTGCGGCAGAGATCTTCATAAGCTGACGGTAGTTATCCTTACCAATCTTCTTAATATCCTCATCAGTGATGTACGGAAGGGACACGATAGTATGCACCTTATCTGCACCCATGCGAGCAAAGATATCAGGGCAGTCCTTACGAGGAATGCTAACCTCAAGAACACCTACTTCCTTGTTACGGTAACGATCCATCTCATCATAGATGACTCTTGCAAGCTGTCGGATTTCAGGCTGTGCATCAGGTGCAAGCCTAAGGGCAAAGAAGTTGTACCACTCAGTGGCAGTAACGATCACCTTAATGAACTGGAAGGGTTCAAGGATTCGGTTAATGTGTTGCTTATGAATACCGAGCTTTTCCATACACTTTGCCGTTTCCACGGCGTTACGGGCCGCGTCAAGCCAAAGATTATAGAAGTCTGTAGCTACATCAATAGGAGCCTCTACATCCCCTACCATACCCGCTTTATTCATGTATACCTTAGTCGGGACTACAGGCTTGCTATCAACCTGTTCAATAACCTTATTCACAGGGATAGCACGAGAGCTACTAGCATTCCGCGAGAACATCCTGTGCGTCATAAATTCACTATGGATATATCGAGGATAAGTCAACTCGAAAGTCCACAGGTTTTCATAATGGACAAGACACTTAGCAGTACAAATATTCATTCTTCATCGTCCTCATCGTCGTCATCTTCCTCGTCTTCTTCATCAAGAGATTCAAGATACTCCTGATACTCGTCCTCCCAACGAGCTTCCCAATCAGATTCCATTCGATCAAGTTCCTTCTGAGTTTGCATATAAGCCTCTGTCTTTAAATAAATTGGTACCCTAGGAGGGAATCGAACCCTCACGAGCCTTGCTTCTCAGCTGATTTTAAGTCAGCCGTGTATACCATTTCACCACTAGGGTATATTGGCGGAAGTAGTAGGATTCGAACCTACGAGCCATCTCTGACTGACGGTTTTCAAGACCGTTGCATTAAACCACTCTGCCATACTTCCTGAATTCTGTGGGGGTAACCGTTGCCCCCTTTCGGATCTAATTCGGTAGACATCCTAGTCGGGAGCTACCCGACCTACTAAGAGCCGTAGGACTTCCTCACTTCTCTTATGATGAGAGGAGTACAACCAAACAGCGTATTTGGTCTCTCCTACAGGATTCGAACCTGTGACCATATGCTTAGAAGGCATATGCTCTATCCAACTGAGCTAAGGAGAGTTAATAGTATTCTGTAATTTGACGAGAGTTAGCCTTACGGATCTTGTAGTAAGTAAAGCAACTCGCAGGATTCGCATTCAACACAGGCGCTCTGATGATATTCTCATCATTGTACGCGTCATACGTGTAGTAAACGATGTAGTAGATGGGTTCGTCTGCAGTTGCGTCAAAGAATACACAAGAGCATTCGCGGGTAAAGCCCGAAGCACTGAGAATTTTAATCTCATCCCTATAATACTGCTTGTCATCCACCACTGCACATCCTGAATTACCAATAAGATCTTCAATATCCCACTTATTAAGTACGATGTAGCTTTCTTCCATAGTAACCTCACTTGTGTAAGTTGATTATTGCTTCAAGTCGCCTGTTGGTGTCTCTGAGTATTTTAACACCTTCCCCATGTAGCTCTGCACCTTCTGACAGTAGCTGTCTACACGTGATGACTGACTCTGCAGTAACTCTGTCGGTATGTTGCATGATGGCTTTGTTTCCACTGTTGATGTTGTATTGCAACCTGCTAATCCGCTTATCAAGAGCAGATTGCACAGCATCAGTGGTAGCCATGTCTTTAAGAAGTAAATTAATCGTTGCATCTTTTCCTTTGGTTACCTCATCAATCTTTGCAATGTACTCTTTCTGTGTTGATACAAGGATCTCCCTATACTTGTTCTCTTCATAGGAAGATCCTAGGTACAAACCAACAAAGAATGCAACACCAATGATAATGGCTTTAACGTATCTAAGCATGTTGCTTCTCTCTACTAGCGTACACTAATAGCCTACATAGACGAGATCGCCCTCTTGTACGTCATCAATGCAACCATTGTATTCCTCAAAGTCTACCTTAGATAGACCTGCCTTCTCTAGAAAGGTTTCTTTCTTAGAAAATTTAAGGAACTTAGCACCCTTACCGTACCACGACTTAACATCAAAACAGGGACAGTCCTTACGGACTCCATCAAAATCTCGATGACCACATACAGTGACCTCATCGTTATAGACTCCTCTCAGGTAATCAATAAGGGCTCTAAGGGAATCCTTCTGCTCCTTAGTGAAATTGTCAGCGGACTTGCCGTTACGATCAATGCCACCGATCAGGCAGATACCTACGGAATCGCTATTGTGCCCTTTGACATGTGAACCAACGGCATTCAGGGATCTACCCTCCTGAATAGTACCATCGGTCTTAATGACGAAGTGATAGCCAATACCGAGCCATCCTTGCTGTCGGTGCATCTGATCAATCGTCTTCCAATCATAGGAATCTTTGGGTTGTGTAGCAGAGCAGTGAACAACAATGAATTTGGTTTCAGGTCTTGACTTGTAATTAATGAAACTCTTGTGAGTCTCAATGTAAGGTTTCTTATAGTTAACGGTCATTTTTACTCTTCTTATCAAACAAGACACCCCTAGGGATTTTCCTTACAGGCTCTTTTAGCCATTCCTCAGGGATCTTTTTGTCTGCATAGGGGATCTCATTCTTGTCACAGAATGATGCGTAGGTAGTCTTAGATCCCTTGTAGATAGGAGTAGCTGACCTACTAAAGACAAAACGAATGTCTAGGTTAGGATGTTGCTCTTTAATGAGCAGGTGTTTCTTTCTGTCCTCTGCGTCCCATACTCCTTTGGTCTCAACAATGATTCCATTAGGAAGGACGAAATCAGGGGTGTACTTGTGTTTGCTTTCGGGTACTACATACTCAAGATAATATTGCTCGTAGTTAGGTTCAATTGAAAAGGCCTTGAGAAGATCACTATTGACCTCCTCAAGGCCTGACCTGTAAGTACCCGTATTATGCCGCCTCTTGTAGCTGTAGACGGCCTTGCGGGTTGTCATGTTGGTTATTCTTCCTTAGTCTCTGCAGGGATAAACATGAGACGCACAAAGTTTTTAAGGGGGAACTCCTCACTACGAGAGCAAAAGACATAGACGTCATCGTTTCTGTCAAGATACCCAACACGGTAAGCACGATGACTGCCCGTAAAGTTACCCTTGTATCCCATGTTGTCTGCACTTGCTTCACAAACCATAACATCATAGGTGTCCTCAAGGGCGTCCTCAATATCGTACTCCCCGTTGGTGATGTCTTTGACATCGTACCAGACACCCGTAGTGATCTTCTTGAGTTCCTTGGGGAACTCTTCTTCTTCTTCTTCAAGATCATCACTATAGACTTGGAACTTGTAGGCGTTCAGGATACTGAACAGCTTATTCATATCAGGATCCTTGAAAGTAACAAGAATACGAGAGAGTTCAACAATCATGCGATCAGGAACAGAAATAAGGGCACCGTTATTTACTCTTTCCTCAATAACCTCATTGACCCTGAGGTTAATCATGTTGATAGTGAAACCACTAAGCATGTCGAACTTTTCAGCAATAGCCTTTTCAGTAAGCTTGTACTTGGTCATTTTTATGTTCCTTAATTAGAGATTAGAAGTCAGACGGGTTTTCATCGTCCTCAAGTTCCTCCCACGGTTCCTTAGTGGGGGCTTCATAGCCTTCCCCCTCATCGCTGAAGCCATAGGATTCTGCAGTACCACCACCAGAGAATTCATTGAGCTGAATCACCTGAACAGCCACAGGTCGGAGCGAGAGGCCACAAGTCTTGGTAGTCGGGAGGTAGTACGGGCGAACAGAGAAGTTAACCTTGATGACAGAGTCACGGCCAATGTTAGCCGCTTCCATGGGCTTACCACGGGAGTCAAACTGCGGGAGCTTGATGTTGATCTTTTCACCGTTCTTCTTAGTGATCTTGGCCTTCTGCTTGAACTTAAGAACAATGCGTCCTTCTTCGTCGTTCTCGTAGATGTCAGACATAACAACCTTGCGTCCCTTAGCAACAGCCTTAGCAACTTCCTCATCGTTATCGTAAAAGTCTTCGAGCATCTGCTGAAGCTTTGCGATGAGCTTGCCAGTAGCTTCGTTGTCGTCCATTGCAAGGTTGACCTTGTAGTCACCGTCAGGGTTGAACTTGGTGTCAGGATCCTTAAGGTAAGGATACTGTGCATAACCCTTGGGAGTGGTGAGTCGAATATCGTTCATAGTATGTGTGTTTCCTTTGAGTGTGTACTTGAGAGGTTCCTGTTCTCTTCTCTCTACTAGCGTACACAATTGATTTTGTTAGCTTAGATATGAAAGTAGAGAGGAGAACCCTAAGGCTCTTCTCTCTACTAGCGTACATTAATTGGGTTTAGTCATAGTGTACTAGCTAAATGCGTACATAGACTCTTTAGCACATTCAAGGTCAAGGTCACCCTTAGTAGGCACTTCAGGGAGATCCTTGAGCATCTTAGGAGATAGGAGGTTGCAAATATGATCATGGAGATCCTGCAAAACATCGTTCTCCGTGTAGGTACTTACAAAGACTTCTCGAACAGTTGTAAACATGATAGAGCCATGGCCTGCGGGTACACCATAGGAGTCGTGAATCATGGCAAAAGCATTAACACCCTTGTCAACACATGCACAGACAGTAAGCATCAAGTGAGAAGCGTCCATGCTGTGAACGAAGTTAGGTGCAATACCCTGCTTCTGCTTTCGACTGTCAATCTCTCCTGTAGGTTCCATAAGGTTAGGACGGAAGAACGCACCCTCTTGAACATCCTCAGATTCACCAGAGGTTGTGTCAAAAATCTTGATAGACCCAGAGAGGACAGACTTGAGACGCTTGATCTTCATCTTGGGGTACTTCTGCTTTACGGGGAAACCTGCAGGGGTAATCCAAGTAGTAGGAAGATTTTTACCTTCAATGTTCTTGTCCTTTGCAAGGAGTCCCGAGGCAGTCTGAAGCCATTCCATGGCCTCAACAGCCTTGACCACGACACCCTTCAGGGAATCCCAGATAAGACCTGCCATATAACGAGCAGACTGGGAGGGTTTTGAGAAAGACAAAGGCTTATGAGCAAGAGCAGGATAAATGGTATCCTCAAGGATCTGGTCTGCAAAACCGAACTTACTAGCACCATAGCACAGAGTCATTGTAGGACGCTTGGTGACACTACGGGAAACCCCATGATCGAGCCATTCCTTGGCAAGGCTCTTGGTGCCCTTCTTAAGGTAGCTAGAGCCATCCTCAAGGGTTTCCATAGTGTCCCCTGTACCTTCCTGCAGGTCCCTCTTAAGGATCTCCCTCACCTTCTCCGCAACGATGCCGTAAATGTCATGTACATGATCATCAGGCTTGAGGTTGACGGCTTCCCCACCAACAGAGTCGCGAAGCATAGCAGAGAAGTGTTGCAAGCCAGAGCAGGAGCCGTCAAAGGCTACAGCGAGCCTAGACTTGAAGGATTCCCCAATTTTGAGGTACTCGTTCCACTCGAAACAGAATGCAAGGAATTCCCAAGGGCTATCCGCCTCAGTCCATTGCAGATTATCCAGAGGTTTCTCTGCAATGCTCACAATCATGTCGGAGTTGGTATATACCCACGCAATACGCTCCTCAAAGGGCTTTTTATCAAGACCCCACATGTTGGCACCTTGAAAGGCAAGCCACGTATGGCCATCCTTACCTAATTCAACTCCTTCGGAGAACTCAAGCATTGATTTCATAAAGTCATTGCCTTGAGGGTGAATCAGAGTCACAGGATAGACACGCCCACGGAAATCAAGGTTATGCGGGAAATAAATCGCTTCATCATCCTTGAAGTCGTTGGCAAGCTTGAGGATGCAGTTGACTAGGATCCTCTTGGCCTTACGTTTATTATCCTCCTGATAGTAGTGCGTCATAGCCTGCCTCCACTCGCGTTGTACGGCTTCGTCAGCATCTGCCTCAATAGGACGCACAGGAGGCTCCGCGGGGTTCTCCGTAGGCATCTCTAGAGCCTCAGGGATGTGCTCCCAAGAGCATACGGCGTTAGCTACTTCAAGCACCTTAGAGTTGATATGCCACGCAGTGTTCTGAATAGCATTTACAGCCTTGTAAACGTTCGGCATGTCAACATCAGAATACAGGACATCACAATCTCTAGAAGACATACGGACAAGCTGTAAGGGTTTCTTGAGGTTGATGTAGTAACCACCATCAAACGGATTAGTCCAGGGCTTCGGAGGGATAACCATGGGGCGGTGTTCCATCATGAGATCTGCGAGGTAGGTGTCTTGATGTTCAATGTACGTAGCAATCTCATCGTCAAGTTCAACGGAATACTGAATGTTCCCGTTAACGAAGTTTTTGATGATATGAATGAGCTTAGTATGGACTGCGAACAGTTCAACCATTTTCATACCGACAATACATTTCTCAGTGCTACCCCACTTGTCCCACAGCTTGAGCCTACCTTCCTCTGCCAAATACTTCTCCTTCTGAATGGCGTATCTCTTTTTAAACTGAAAGGCAATACGCTTGTCCATACCTACCTTAAACGATTGGACTTCCCTAGGGGACATAGAGGAAAGGACAGCGTTAAACCTTACTTCGTCCTCAATGGCTTCGCCTACTTTCATCGAAAGATGGGTAAGGCCGACACGAGACATGGAATTAGACAGGATAGTTTTAGACACGATAAAGGCAATTTCATCTGCCTTCAGGGTGTTGATAAGAGTAGCCGCAGTATGCTTTCTGCCGCTCTTGCCATTATTGACTTTATCGAACCAGTCCTGCAAGCCCTTAGCCATAGCTGGAATAGATTCAGACAAAAGAATTTTAGCAGTACCGATGTTGGTAAGGTTATTGTCTGCAATGGCCTTATTTCTCTTAGACATGAAAGCGTTAAATGCGTTGTCTTTGCTTTCAAGTTCTAAGGCTACTTCGCGATCTACCCTATGTTTCCCATAGGTAAGACACAAGTCATCGTAGGAGTTCTCATCAATAGAGAACTTATCCATGTTTTCATAGTAAGACATAGGGGATACCTTTAGTAAGTCTTTAGTAAGTCTTTATAAGGTTATATAAAGATAATTATTATAGGTGTTAATGTAAGAGTACCTAGGTTAACACTGTTAGTTAACCTTAGGTATCTCTCTGCTCTCTCTCTACTAGCGTACACTAATTGGGAATTCCTTAAGGGTACACTAAGCGTTAGTCTATCTTATTTGATCTTTCCACCATGTTGGTAGTTGTGGAGCCACTGAGAATAGACAAGAAATTTGGTTTTGTCTTTCTCCGCAGATTCGCCTGCTTTTCTGCCTGCTCTAAAAGCATACTTGATAGCATTTCCCTTTAGGAATCCTTTGAACTCCTCAGGCGTTAGGATAGATTGCATGAGTTCAATAGGTTCCACTGCCCCATGGTAGTGCGTGGCCTCCTCAGGAGATCCTGCGATAGCCTTTATGTCTTCAGTATCCTTAATTTCTTCCATTTTTGTCTCCTTTTAGTAATAGATTCCCATAAGTTTGCAAACAATGACAAACAAGGGAAAGATTCCAAGAATGATTGCAATTCCAATGAATACAATCAGGTATTCTTTAAGATTAAGCATTCTTTTCAAGCTCCTTAATATGGTTATTCCACATTGACATAACTTCATTCATTACACTGCCGTGCATAGATGCGACACCGACAAGAATCATAGCTCCCCCTTTCGTGTATCTGCAGAGTCTGCCTACGACCTCCTCACCTCCTGAGTACATACCCGAAAAAGTGTAGATCTGTTCGCAGTCGGTGCTAGGGTTACTAGCGGTGCTGGGATGATTAGCTACGAATGTTACTATATACGTCCCGTCCTTCCAGCGGTAGAAAAGGACATGGGACACGTCAGAGCGTTCGATGACGGTGGTGGTGAGAGTATACATGAGATATCCTCTGCTAGCTTGCTAGCCTTTGGACGCCCCTAGGGCTTTCTATGGCTTTCCTAGGGGCATTCCTTTAGTTGTTTGTCATGGTTGCTAGAGATCTAGTCTTTGCTTGATGGATTTGGATAGCCTTTCGAGCTTTGCCCTTGTGGGCACCATGGATACCAAAGATGATTACAACTTTGCGATTCTTAGCACAGAGTTGACAATGATTGCAGTCCATGCCCTCCTTGACCTGTGCGGGACACTGTGCACCATACAAGCCCACAGCCTTAAGCTCCTTTTCGGTTTCCTTAGGGTCAACAGAGGCAATGACTGCGTTTATACCTAAGGCTTTAGCATGCTTGACCTCCTCTACAGTCTCACACGAGGCGTTGATAAGAAAGCCCTTATGGGCCGCATCATGGATGATGTTCGATGCGTTTAGGTCAATCATGCAGTGAGTAAAGGTGTAACCCTTGATGATCTCTCCTACTACCTTGTTAGCCCCTTCAATGGCTCCTGCGATGGTGTCTACTCTGTTGACATCAATTAGGCTTGTGCCCTCGATTGCAATGTCTCCTGCCACATTGTGACGGAACAGGATAGAGTCACGAGTCGGGTTCTTACGGAGCTTGTTAAAGGCACCTTCAAGGAGACCAATTTTCAGGTGCTCGCCATTAATAACATAGCGAGCATCGGTTTTGTCTTCACAGCGATCCCACACCATCTTCGTGTGACAGCCTTCGGCATAACATCCGTTGTTCTTAAAGACACAGGATTTGGGGCAGGTGCTACGAGAGCTGTAAGACTGCATGATATCGCCCGTTTTCTTGTTGGAACTTGTGGGCAGAAAGATCATTTTCATGATGGAGGTTCCTTAGGGTTACTAGAAAAGCCAGATACGAACGCACTCGGCATAGGTGCCTGTGATCTCATCTTTGCAGAAGACAGGGGTAATTGTACCATCTTCCCCCTCATCTACGATGATGGATCGACCACAGACTACATCATCATCAAACTGGGCGACCATGGCGACCTCACCGCAACTCTCAGGGGCATCCATGGGAATGATACCCGTGTAGTCCCCATTGATGAGGGCAGGCAGGGCCCATTCGGCCACCATGTAAGATGGGAGGGTATCCAGTACCTTTTTAACCTGTGCATTCATCTTCTATTCTCCTTGCTAGCACAGCTAGCCTTGTTGGGAGCTAGAGGGCTACAATGGGCACACCCTAGCCCCTTATGGTTTAGTAGGCGGCAAGCTCTTTGATACAGCGGGTAAGCTCTCTCATGTCCACCATGTACACCCCGTAACTCGTGGTGATCGTGTCACCACCATTCCTGTGCCAGTATTTCTCAAAGTCAAAATATTCGTTGAATTTTGAATCCATGTCAAGACCATTGAGCACGGCGAGGCAGAAGCCTTTATCTGCATCATCCTTGACCTGAGAGAGGTCTCCGAGGAGCTTGAGGCACCACGGCGAGGTGGCAACGACTACGGACACATCCAGAGCCATGTCCTCATTGAGGGAGGCACTGAGGAAGTCCCAACGGATGTCCTCAGGGCTTTCGATAGGCTTTAAGGCCTTCTCGATGACCTTCATGCAGGTTTCAGGATACAGCACCATATGAGCGCCGACTTCCTTGGCAAGGGTGTCGAGAGGCATCCCGTTGACCTTTTTGGCGTGGGCGAGGAATTCATTGAAGTTCATTTTTGTTACTCCGTTGCTTAGTTGATTCAGGTGATCCCTCGGGAGAGGCCGAAGCCCCTCCCTTAGGACTCGTTAGAGATTGTACCACACAATCCCGAGGATTACAAGGGTGATGAGGATATTAACCATCACCATGCCCCCCACCGTCTTGAGGGTGCTCATCAGATCGGTGCTAGTGTCACTAGTGGTGTCGCTCTGTTCGTTGGTTTCGACCTTAACCGGGGTTTCGGTCGTTTCAGCGGCACGCATCTCGGCGACGTCCTTGCGGAAGTTCGAGAGGGCCTCGTTAACCCTATTCACCTCTGCGACCATCTCGAGGAGCGCGTCAATGATGAGGGAGGTGGAGAAGGCCTCAACACGGCCACCACGGGCACTGCGGGCGGTGATGGACTGGAGGAGACCGTTCAGGAATTCCGCCGTAAAGTGACGAGAAACCTGATGGGCACGGCGGCGGTCAGTGTAGACGTACTGAATACGGACTCGGCCGTTACCGAGATCACGAACACTGAAGTCACGGGCGGTATTGCCAGAGGGCAGGGTAACGATATTGTCAAAACGCATCATCATGGTGTGTCTCCTTAATACTGAGTGAATCAACATTGAACAGCACTGTCTGTCCATGGCTCAAACTATAGCACAGCAGAAATTAAAAAGTCAAGAGAAAATTTACTAGGGGAAACCCTAAGGTGTCCTACCCGTCCTAACACCACCAGAAACGAAGGGTGCAACTTTCGCTATATAAAGAATGCCACAGGACGACCACAGGGTGGCCCACAGCTACAGATAGATGCAAATGAGAACCATTCTCAGGTAACCCTAAGGTGCAACCAACAGCACCCTAAGGTAAATGCAAATGAGAACCATTCCCAATATGAGAAAAGGTCTCATCTAAAGTGTCCAAGGGTCTCCCCTTCGGCAAACCCTTTGCAACACAGCGGGAAATCGGCGGCTGTCGTTCAAACGCGATGCGTGAGGCGGTCATGAGGTGCCCCCACGGGGGTAACGCACGCGATCTTTTATTAATGTGAGGGTTCATAAATTTGCTCCATTTTTTCAATCGGAGGTTATCCACAGGACACAACAGGTTATCCACAGGCTTATCCACAGGTACTCGAAAAAAAAGCCCCAGACAATCCACCGAGGGAGAGTCTAGGGCTATTACGTGACACACTATGGAAATCTTAAAGAGAACTCACAAGAGTCCTTAAGACAGCATCAATCATACTTAAGTCACCATTCATCAATGACATGATAAACAGGACAATGATGATGATTATCTTTATGGTGATAAACACCTTGTTCTTAGTCCAATTCATCTATGTTCTTATTATTATAATTGTTAATGATGTTCACCCCTATAAGGGATCTGTAGGACTCCTATAAGGGAACCCTAGGATCCCCATAAGGGAACTATAGTACACCTATAAGGGACTATAGTATACTGATACCTGATACCTTGATATATTGTCTTTAAGAGAGAGCTATTGCATGAGCTACATACACCTATATATAACCTTTTCTGCCCCCCTACTAGGAGAGTACACTAATTAAAAAACAGGCTGTTGACCTTTAAAGGTACATTAATTACCCCAAGATTACTACTAAATATATCTGTAGGGTATTACTTAGGTATCACTTATCAGTATTTCTACTTAAGTTTGTACCCTGAAGTCTCTCTTTTGATACCTTTAGTAGTGTTTCTAGAGCCATTCTTTGTGTCTTCAGTAGTGAGGACACCGCCTACATGGTTAGTTACGAATCCATAGAAAGACTCCATAGATTCCTCTAACCACTCTTCAGTAAGTTCTTGGATGCCAGTGTCTGCATCGACACCCATGAAGTCCACAAGGTACTTAACTCCGATTGCCAGAGCATCCAGACGGTCATCATGAACAAGGGCACCCCTGTCAGTAGTGATACGAGTAAGCTGATAAAAGCAAGCATATTTGTAATCCGATTCAGGGACTGTAGAGAAGTCATTCCTGATACATTCAGGGGAGACACACATCTTATGGTTAGAGATTACGGGTTCCAACGTATCAATAATCCTAAGCTCCTTCTGACCTGAGGATTTGACTTCAGTAATCCCACATTTATCATAGGTCTTCTTAAGTACAGGTTCAAATAGTTTGATGTACATGCCATCACCAAAGTTACCTTCGATGACTACTTCATTAACACTGTACTTCTTAGCAATCTTAGCTAGTTTGTTAAGCACCACATCGGAATATCCTCCTAACAGTCCACCTACTTCCATGACGTAGATGAATCCATTAAGGTAATACAAGACAGCATAGCCTGTTTCGTCCTTGCCTCTACCTGAAGGGTCAATACACATCATCTTATAGGCATAAGGTTGAATCTCACCTGAGGCAGTATGATAGTAGAAGTATGAGTCACCCTTAAGTCCCATCACAGGAGCTTCACTCACAGGGACACGTTTAGAGGGCTCTGGGAGCCACGTAAGCTTCATCGGAGCCTCGTCTAAGGGGAACATACCTACAAGCAGGTCACGAAGCCTAAGAGGGTATTTATCAGCGTCTGAGAGGGTCGTATCAAGCATGAACTGAAGGGCAAAGCCTGCCTTTCTATAGGACAGCTCACGCTTCTGTAAGTCCTCTTCAGAGAATCTCATGGGGTCAGTAGGTTTACCTGCCCATCTCTTAGGATTCTCATCATACTTGTTAGCAACGATATTAGCCAGTCTATCGCCATAGGAAGCTCTGTGAGCGTCATCATAGGGATATCTGGCAGGGTAGATCACAGCAGTGTAACCACGCTCCTGTAGCTCGTTATAGAGACTCATCTCATTCTGAGGAGTCCCTAGGTAAATAATCTTCTTACCTTCACCAGGCTTAAGGACAGCATCGAATTCCTTAACGAGTTCAAAGAGTTGGTCTCTAAGAACCTGAGTAAAGGAATTACTAGGCACCTCAACGTCGTCCGCCACGATAATGTCAGCACGAGAACCCGTAAGCTGACCTTTGATACCCACAGACTTAACTGAAGGCGAATGGTCAGGTTTAGCAGGGCCAACATCAAAAAGGTTCTGAGTGTCTCTCTGACCTTCACGAGCCTTCAGGTGATCCAAGAAAGGGAGTTCATTAATGATCTTCTTAATGAAGGTAGCATTAGCGTCAGCTCTTTCCTTATTAGCTGAGACAACCATAATCTTAGTCTGAGGGTCTCTCCAAAGACACCAAACCACATATGCACACGTAATGAATGACTTAGCTACCCCTCGGAAACCCATAAGGATCATACGGTCATTAGGGGGATCTTGGAGTAGCTTTGCAATGTCTGCCTGAATAGGGGTTGGCTGTTGGAGACCAATAGCTTTCCACACAAGAGCAGTAAAGAGAGGGAAGCTAGTGAAATAGGGGACTAGTAATTTATCGGTAGATAATGACTTATCAGTTGATGCTTGAGCCATAGTCCTCCTCAAATCTCTGCTTAGTAGCCTTCAGGAGCTTACTGAGAGCATTCTCGTCTCCATCACCTGCCTTAGGGATGCAGTTAATACCATTACGTTCAAGCTCCTTAATGATGGCATTGTAGAGCTGTGGGGATCTCTTCTCAGGGTTGTTAAGGTCTTCAAGCATATTGTTAAGCAACTCATTCTGCAGGTTGCCCAAAAGTTCTTCAAGATCGTTGTAATTCATTTCTTTCTCTTCTTCTCTAACCAAGGGTCTATCCAGTGTTTCTTAATCATTGTGCAAATACCTACGAAGGTATAGACAATAGTAACTATGTAGACCCAATCACTTAAGGGTAAACCTAGGAATGCCGCACTAGACACTGCTAATGATGGAGTGATTTGTGCGATATTCTCTAGGATGGTGTTCTGTTCATCAGCCACGCTTCAGCAACTTCTCAAAGTTAGCCTTCTTAAAGTGATCACTCTTAAGGAGCTTACCATCTTCCCTATAGGTTGCACAGAAGTTACCTTCGTCATCCCACAGCTTGCTAGAATACTCCTTGATAAGCTCATTCATACCTGCCTCAATGTCATAACCACAGGCATTAGCATACTGAACACAAACCCAAATGAGGTCGCAAAGTTCCTTAAAGTCCTTATGGGTATTAGAATCTTCATCAAGGAGTTCATTGAACTCTTCACTGATGCACTTGCGGTAAATAAGCTTAAGATCCGACTGGTCTCCCGAGTGGGTAATCTTGAACAAAACCTTCAGCTTCTCCTGAAGATCTCCAATAGACACGTTGGTTACTCGATCCATAGTATTTTCCATTACATTTCTTCCTTTCAATAAACGGTTCTGTGATCAGCACATCCACATACTTAAGGAGTGCTAGATCTTTAATTTGTTCGTACTTTCTACCTGTCCACAACCAAAGGGTCTTGGTAGGACACAACTGCTTCACCATAGCTACTATATAGCTCACTGTGGGAATGTTATATGCCTCCAATGGATCACCCCCAAGGATACTCAGCCCATTGATCCACGGACTTCTGAGAGCATCCAAAAGGGCATTCATGGTCTCCTCAGTGAACTTCTTACCATAGTTCTTATCCCAAGCATCCTTGTTGAAACACCCCTTGCAATGGAGAGAGCATCCTGAGACAAACAAGGATACTCTCAGTCCATCACCATTGGTTGAATCACAGGTATTCAACCCTGAATAATTCATTAGCCTTTTCCTTCTAAGCAATCTGAGATAGCCTTCACAAGAAAGATAATTATGAAGACTGCCAACCCACACATGAAAACATTAAGTGCTAGTAAACCTATAAGTATAGCTGAATTAATTAGCAATTCAATCACATGCTCTTCCTGTCTTTGATCTCTGCCATCTTGGCATCATTCATTCGGGTCTTTCCATTGACATTACTGTAACCCAAGTACCCACAAACACGAGAAATAATAGAGAGGTTGTGAGACCCACAATGAGGACAGGTGTTACCAACATTAGTGCTATGCCTGCCACAATCCTCGCAATAAGCCGCATCAAAGTTGACACCTTGGTAGAAACCCATCGACATGCCTCTCTTAACAAGGGCTTTAACTGCATTGACATTATCAGGGTTATCCACTCGTACATACTGAATGTGACCCCCATTACACTTGTGAAAAAGTTCATATTCCTTATTCTGCTTCTCAAAAGGGGTTACATCTTCACTAACGTGGAGGTGAAAGGAGTTCGTGAAGTAATCTCCGAACTGATTGTCTCCTGTAAATTCATGGTATTGTCTAGCTTGAGTCCCACACAGAGATTCTGCAGGAGTACCATAAAGAGCATAAAGGTAACCATCTTCTTTCTTAAATTCCTCAATCTTTTCGTTAATAAAATCAACAACAGTATTAGCAAAGTAGCTAGACTCTTTCAAAGTCTTGCTAGTAGCTAGGATAGACAACTCATTCAATGCAGTGATTCCAAAGGATGCAGTCATGTATTCTACAAGATCCCCAATCTCATCATCAGGATTCAAGTAGCCATTGTAAAGACCACCCTGAGTGAAACACATGGGATTAGTACAAGCCTTAGTGTGACGGATCATGTCGTAACGTTTCTTAAGAAACTCACGGATGACCTGCATTCTATCCTCAAGCACAACAAAGAAGTCTTCACCTTCATTCTCAGCAACCTTCCAAATCAACGGAAGATTAAGAGAAACAGCACCAATGTTGCAACGACCGATAGTAATGGCTTCGTTTGTCTTAGGGTCATGCCACTCAGTGAGATATGCACGGCAACCCATAGGACTCGTGATAGCACCAGTACGCTGATAGATATCGCCCACCTTGCCATGGTTCAAACTAAGGTAGTCAGGGTACATACACTTACTAGAGCACTCCACAGCCTTATGGAAGAGTTCCTCATGATCCTCATCAGCTTCAATCTTATCTTCATCATAGAGGAAGACGAGCTTGGGGAAGACAACTTGCTTACCACCATGGCCCTTCATACGGGTATCGAGGATAACTTCACCGATCAGCTTCATGATGTCTCTGTCAAGATCATCCATCATGATATCCCACGTACCAAAGGTAAGTGTAGTGAAAGCGAAGTCACCGCGAGAACACGGGACAGTGTTGAGCTTCAGTTCAAGAGACTGAAAGCCCTGTTCAAGTTCACGCTTGAGATCCCCCATAGCCATTACATAGGATTCATTATACTCCATATTGCATTGCTCGAAATACTTCCTAAAGGCGTTATCGTAGGTCTTCTCAGCATACGGAAGGAGAACCTTGTCGATCTCTGCAATGGTAAAACCACCGAACTGCTGTGCGGTAGCAACAAGCGTGATGTCACCGATTACCTGAAGGGCACTGAGAACACTCGTAGGTTCCGTGTACTTCACATTGGACATCTCAAAGCCATCCCTCAACACGGCTTCCATGTCAAAGAGACAGCAATTAAAGCTACCGAAGATCATGTCTCTGAGATCATGAATGTAGATGTCACCTCTCTTAACAAGCTCCTTCTCTTCCTTAGAGAGATAGAACTGCTTGTACAATTCCTTGGTCAGATACCCCTTGATAAGAGAGCCCTTAGTAGAGATAAGAGAGCTATCAAAGTTAGCATTTTCTCTGTCTCCTAAGAGAAGCACCGTATCGGCTTCACTCTTGACAGACTCAAAGGCTTTAGCGTAGGTGTTCTTGTAATCTCGATACTCCTGATAAGCCTTACCAACTTCAGGGAGGTATCTGTTGAGGGCATCAATGACATACCCATGGAGAGCTTCAGCAGTCACTTCAGTCTTCTTAAAGAGGATACCCTCAATGTACCCTTCGATTTGCCAAAGTCTCCATTCAGGATACTTAGCATTAGCTCTCTTGGTAGCCTTATCAATAGCTACCTTGATCTTGTCAAAGCACCAATCTTCACTGGTGCCATCTTTCTTAATAACGTTGATTTCCATAGTGTGTTTTGTTAGTTATTTAGCATTCCACGTATCAATGACAACTGCGGGCTTCTTAGCTTCATCAAGCTGAAGTCTAGCTTCAATGCCCTCATAGAAGATCATGTTAGCAAGAGTATTAAAGATGAAATCAGAGGCTCTCTTAGCAAGAACTGATCCATGGTTATCAACTCTCAAATAGGATCTAGCAGGAGTAATAATACCTGAAGAAGGAATTTTGTTAAAAGTAATGGTACAAGACAGCTTGTCTCGTTCTGACAGGATCACCTGATCTTTATTCAAGGTGATCACATTGGTGACATTAGTAAAGGTTTCAGTAGCTACAGTCTCTGCACCATTCTTCTTAAGAGTGAGGGTAACAGAGAGACCCGTAGGCAGACCTGAGAAACCAACCTTCACAGTCACATCATAAGCCTCATTAGCAGGAGCAACCCAATTAGCACTAGTTGCACTGTCAGTACAATTAGTGATGTCCTGCATGACGTAATCCCAAGGGAGAGCAAAGGATGCCTTATTCATGTCCACAAGGTCAACCTCAGTAGACCATACGGATGCAACCTTATGAGCATACTCATTGAGGGTGCTAATGGCTACTCTGATGTCATGGTGAGCCTCAGGGTCTGTATTATGCTGGTCAATAGACACCTTATCCGTTGATGGTACCTCAACAGAGTTAGCGTTAGCAAACTGCTTTACCGCAGTGATTTCTTCAGTAGTGAGAGAGCTAAGATTGTTAGCCTTAATCTTCTTAGCTACATTGTCATCTTCACTATAAACAAGGGTATCAAAGGTAACCGTAGGAATACTAGGCTTGGACGTAAAGAAACCCTTACGATCCTCATACTCACAAGCACCTACATTACCATCCCAATAAACTTGAATATTCATATTTGTTACTTACTTCTAGGGAACATATTACCAAGACCAAAGTTAGTATTAGAGATCTCTGCAGTCACATTAATGTATACCTTAAAGGTTCTTGTCTTTGTAGCAGAAGATTCATCCATGTTGATGGTTCTAAACTTAAACTCATTACTCTTGATCTTACCATCAGTAGTAGGTACGAGACAAGCCAAGACACCATTGCCTTCATTGTCTACCCCACACATCACATTGGCTGACTTAAGGAAAACATACTGATCGTCCCCGCAGAGACCATTAAGGGAGACCACATGATCAGTCTGACCGAAGCCTCCTACGGGGCCGCTAAAGGTGACCTCGTAGGAAGCCATAGCATCAATAGAAATGGCTTTATCAGCTACTACCTGTACGGGAATAAAAGTAATCTTACCGTGTCCATAAGTAAACCCAGTGCCAGTAACAGTAGCGGAAGTGAACTCCTTAGGAATCCAAGAGTCTTCAAGGTTCTCCGTAGGTGAGACTTCAATATCTGGAATATCAGAGTCCATCACACAAGGGTTCTGTGTTCCAGTAGTAAAGATATGGTCATTTCTAAAGGTCATTACTTGTTAGCCTTTTCAATGCTGAGAAGATAATAAAGAGCCTTATAGGCATCCTTATACTTTCTAATGTCTTCTGCACTGTGATAAGATTCCTTATTAAGCTTTTCTACAGCTTCAAGAAGCTTATGCTTAGACATAGCAATCACTTCTTCTTCCCACTTTTCGTCAATCATCTTTGTATTTCTCCATAATATTAATCAGAGCCTCACCATCAGACTTATCGAATTTAAAACCAAGGTATTCCACAGCACCACTCTTATCGAATGCACTGTTAATGAATCCCTTAGCAACTTCGATGTCTACCTTGTTGTTCTCATCGACGATACCTACCTGCTTCAGCATAGGCAGATACTTACCGATGAGGGTATCCGCCTGATGCAGAATCAAGAACGTACTCCCTCCAAGAAGCCACTTCATCGTGGAGGGAGCACTAGGCATCAGTCGAGTATCAACGAACTCAGGGAGTACCTGAGAGATTTTACTCAAACTGATTTTCATAGGAAACTATTATGCGCCCGTAGCAGGAGTATTCGTAGGAGCAACCCACGCATTGTACTTAGCCATCGGAGTCGGGCAGATAGCACTCATAGGAACAATCGTGTTCGTGATCTTACCAAGCGTACCCATCATGCCTGCAATGGTCTGGTCAAGGCAACCGAACTTCGCCTGAGTCGTCAGGGCAAGCTCATTGACCTTACCGAGGACAATCTGCTCACGGAGTTCCTGCTTTTCACAGCAACACTTAAGCTCCGCCTGCAGTTTAGCAAGCTCAACACGGTTGTTAGCCGCTTCATCAGCAAGAGGCTTAAGGTATGCAAAGGTTTCATCACGGAGCCTACGGTTATCCGTAAGGGACTGCATATAGACTTCCTTAGCGTTCTTATCAGAGTAGTTCTCAGCCTTGAGCATACCATTCTCAGCCTGAAGAGCAGAGATCATGTTCTGATTACCACCGCCAAGGAGACCACCAAGGAGACCATTGCCATTATTAGAGCTATTGAGGACACCGAGAGCAAGACCTGCGATACCAGTGCCGAGACCCGCACCTGCAACACCCTTAGAAGCAAATTCAGCCATAATAAAATCCTTATTAAGTATAAGACGCCATCCTGTAAGACACTAGAAGGATACCTCTACATCTCTGAATGCTGTGAATGTTAAGACATGATCGGTAGGTTGTTCCGCTACCGTGATATCCTGTGGTGGTGTAGCTGAGTAGTCCCCGCGGTAATTTTCTGTAGTGATATTCACCTTGGTGTTTGGTTTGCAAGTAAGCATCCTGACTACGTCGACGCGCTCGTCGAAAACAGTATCAGTCTTTGAAGTTCCATCTGGAGAAGTCCACCTGAAGTACGTCCCGCTGTTGCGTCCTCCAAAGAACCATAAGGTGACGTAAACTTGGCTGGGACTCTGGTCCCCTATCATTAACAGCTCCTTATTCAGCATCTTGAGCCTCCCAAGGAGCTTCTTCTACATAGTACCCTATTCCTAGATCGGTTCGAGTGTCTTTGGATCCAAGTACCCGACGGGGGGGGGTCGATTAGATAACCTACAATTTTGCCTGCATATTCTTCAGGAATATCAATATAATAAGAAGTGTAGGAGTCGTTTTCTTCATGAGGAAAAACCCTCCTAAACCTAAAGCTACGCGCTTCTGATGGGCTTGCGTCTGTTATCCGGAACTCTACAAAAAGCTGGAGGCAGCTGCAGGAGTAAACCGACCATTGAAT